TGCCCAACCGCCGCCACGGCCCGACACGAGCTCCGTAGCTACCAACTGTTCCAATCTTCGCCCACTTTTCAATTCCGAAGGTTCGGCCGCCGTCCTTGGAGACTTGTAACATTATCTCGGGGTCGGAGCCTTGTCCAGACTGCAGCCCTACGCCGGTTTCCATGTCGATCCACAGCTCGGCAATGCCGAACATGTTGCCGTCGGCATGCAAATGGCGCGACGTCACTTGGCGCTTCGTGGGCGTACCGTTGTCGGTATACACCTCATCGTCGAGGATGTACATGGTACCCGTGCTCGAATCGCTTACGTAAGTCTTGGTGTTGAACGCTACTCCGAAGTTCGCGAAGTGCCTTGCAGTGACTGCGACTCCCGTTTGCACTTCACTCCAGAAGCCTGTGATCAGGTCGTACAAGAAAGACCGATTGGCGATCGGGAACGTAATCTGGTACATCGGGTGGCCGTCAATCGTGTAGGTCAGCGCAACGGCATCAGTCCACGTAGTGAAGTCCTCGATGATTTCTTCAATGTCTGCCGTACTTACTCGAACAGGTTGATACCCATTGAAGCGGTAAATCTGAACCATGTCGCCGTGATAAGCCTTGCCGAGAAAGAGCAACGTATCAGCAATGAAGACCCGCGAATTGATGGCGACTAGACCTCGCAGCTGCGTTGCTCCGTTGATGCGAGTAAACGGCAACGGACTCGACCCAACGTCCTGCCAGAACTCGATCGAGTCGGTGCCCCACAGCACGAGCGCTCCGTTCAGCACGTCTACCGCCACGATGTCATCGGAGTAGTTGTCTTTCGTTCCGTACGTGGGAAGACTAGAAGCGTTGGTCCAATTGGTCAAATCGTACTTAGCTGATACATAGAACTGCCTCGATGCTGGTCGGCGCTCGCAGATAATGTTCCCGTCTAGGAATGTCATGGTGAGCGCTCCGTCGGGGAAGTTGGCGTCGGTGATGACTCCGAAAGACCCTGCTGCATTTAGCGCTGCTTGGGCGTAAGATCCAGTGACGATGGTGTAGCAGTAGCCCGCAACGCCGTCTACCACACCGAGCTGCACCCCGTTATCGCTCATGCCGACGGTACCGGCGGAAGAGCCTAACGTTCCAAGCGTAGTAACTGTTCCTGACGTATTGACGCTGTAAAGCTGACTGCCCGCGACGATATAGAGCAACGACTCAACAACTCGGAATCCGCGAATGGGGCTCGCCGACAGGGAGTAAGACGCAGAAAATCCCGGTGTGCCTCGAACGATGGTGGCGTGCTTGTCTTGGTCTTGGCGAATGTCATAGAAGCAATTCAAGCGACGCTGCCTGCTCACTGCCGAAGAATAAGCGTTAACTCCTTCTCCGAAGATGGGAAGTGTCTTCACTCGTCCACCCCAGGCTGATAGAACATAGTGTTGACTTCGGCATCCTTCTTCTTGCCGATGGCCATGGCGTTCTCGTAGTTGTTCTGCATGAGCTGCGTCCACGTCGCGTGGAACATCGGCGCAATTTCCTTGGCCAAGCCCCAGCACAGAGTCAAGAACATCTCCTGGGGATACTCCGGCTCATCCGTCGGGTTGTTGAAGTCCTGAATGGCCTCCATGTAGGTCAGCACAATGTGCTTCGTAACATCCTGGGCACCTGCCACGTCGGTGTACAGATAACTGCTTCCGAGTTGGAACTCGTAATAAATTGCGCTTGGGTCTGAGATGTTCGTTGGGTCGGTCTTAGACGGAAGATTGTCATAGTCTTGCGTAGTACGCAAGAACTTCAATGGAGTGTCCTCGTTGTTGGTATCGCGGAGAACCGCCGCTTCGATCACAATCGGCTGAGTGGCTATCGTCTGGTACACGAACACCTGCGCCCCCGAGTTGACGGCGGATGGCAGTGCCGCAGTCAGGTTGGCAACCAGTCCTACTACGGTCGTCACTGTGGTCCAGAACATGTCGCCTGAAGCCAGCTCTATCCCAATATAGTAAGCCGCTGCCACCCCCGTCACCGAGGACAGCGTGACCGAAGTCGCCGCTGCTAAAGCTGCTGCCGTCGTAGTGGGGGACACAAAGTCAAGCGTCCACCCCGTGCCACTTGGACCGAGTACGTATTGGTATTGCGTACTGCTCAAGAACAAGTGCCCGCGACGGCGAGTCCACACTTTCAACCCAGCGGCGAAGTCGCTCTTCCCTTGCCATTGCTTCACGAGCATGTTCAGAGTGAACGCGCAATCCGACATTTCCGTGGCAGGAATAGGATCATCGGCGTCGAGCTTGCCGATGTTCAACATCGCCTGACGGATGATCTCGTTGCGATTACAGGTGAAGCTGTACGTGCCGCTGGTTGCCATATCAAGCTACCTTTCTTGACGCCGAGGCTTGGAGTGCCCAGTCGACGTGCTCCCAGACTTCATCAACTGTAATATCGGCCTGGCACTGCGCTACTCCGGATTCTTCGTGCTTTTTGCAATGCGCCCACCCGTAATGAAGTTGATGGCACGCAGGAGCCGCGTTTTCGCCGCGACCAGGACAGCTCGTATTTTCAGATTCAATTGAGATAACATTTTTCCAATCCCTCGTAAGATTTTCGTGAGTAGAATGAGAGAGGAATACGATCTTAATAAGATCCATGCACGCAGCGGCATTGAGTACTCCTGTCTCCGGACCAATCACCACGTCGCACTCAGCCAAGAACGCCAGGCTCTGGCGAATGCTCCACTTGCCACAGGTGCGATGCACTCGCGGCTCGTTCTCCCAACCTTGCTCCAGAATGACCCCTTCGGGCCCTCCTACCAGAACCACGTGAGTGTCTGGGTGAGTAACCATAACACTAGCAATAATGTTATCAAGTCCCGCCCACGTCTTATGCACAGAGCTACCAGACAACGACCACATGATGACTTGTTTGCCCATAGACGAGCGAACTTTCTTGGCCCAGGCTTTTTCATCATCTGTAGCGTAGAAATGGATTTGCGGATTGTGCGGAAGTCCCGCCAGGTCGTGGCAAAACTGAACGTAATTGTAGTCCATGTGGCGGTGCCGCACGGACGGAGGCCACGCATGCTGGGCTCTTCCAGGGAGCGCAAGGAAGGACCCTTCGCAGGACTCAGATAGGTTCACGAACGCTCCCAGGTCACCATTGGGGACTTGGTCTTTGTCGAACAGCACCAGCTCATCGATGTTCGGGTCGTGTTGCACCACGTCGCTACCCGGAGGCGACGCGAACACTGTCACGTGGTACCCTTGCTTCTTCAGATTGTGCCACACGGAAGACGCCATCATCATGTCGCCGAACGCTCCGTAGCGAACAACACAGGCTGTCTTGTCGGGTCTTGGGTCCTGGTGGCTGAAGATTTGCTTCTTGACTTCGAGCTTCTTGAACACCATCAGGAATGAATACTCATCGTCCTGATCGCGTCGCTCATTGACGACGAGATCCCAGTACCCGATTGACTGCATCCACCCAAGAACTTTCGCCTCGTTGAGGTTGTGCTTGTGGTCGGGGTTGGCTCCCGGTTCCCCGATCTTCGGGTAGAGGTCTTCATGGGGCAGGTACAGCACCATATAGCCGTTCGGCTTAAGCACTCTCCACCAATCGTTCAGTGCTTTCTCGGGCTTGTTCAGGTGCTCAAGTAAGTGCGACGAATACACGAAGTCCATGCACTTCGACGCAAAGATATCCAAGTTCTCGGCGTCCTTCACCTTCACATCCGGATTGAAGGCGATGCCGAACATGTGGTTGTCCAGCCCGTTGTCCACACTGATGACGTGCGGCAAGACCTTGAAGCTACCCGCTCCGATGTCAATGCCCCGCCCCTTCAGATATGGCGCGACTTGCCAAACGATTTTCTTCGATTCAGCTTTGTACGGCGCTTTTATGTCCCAGACCATTCTCGCTCCCTATACCACGTTGCTCGTTGTTGACTTCATCGCCGCCAGGATCTTGTCCACCCCCTCAAGAGCCTTGGCCAAAGTGTCGGCCTTAGTCGCCATGAAGGTGCGGTTGCTCTCGCCGTAGATCTCGTCGATCAGCGCACGAGTGAAATCCTGTAGATCCATTTGCGCACCGACCTGTTGGTGATCGACGAAGGCATGAATCTCCGGTGAATGCCACATGCGCTTCACCACTACCACGGATTTCGCGTGGATGTTATGCGGGTTTGGCTGGCTCATAGCGGGCTTTCTTAATGAGGGTGCAGTACATGTCCTGGGCAGCTTCTTTCCAGAACGTAATCGCATGCTGCTGGTACGCCACGTTCTTTGGGACTATTTCCGGGTGCAGTGCATAGCCCCACGTTGCCACGAAGTTACAATCGTACCCGTCGGGGTTGACCGAAATATCAGTGTGCGGCGTTTGCGTGAGTCGAAATTCCCCCGACAAATAGTAATAGGCCATTTCGCTCACAGG